CTTCGGCCAGCTCGCGGAGCGTGTCGGCCTGCTTCTCCTGGGCACGCCCGAGGCCCTCCAGCGTGGCCGTTGTCTGCTTCAAGAACGTCGAGTGAGACTCGACCACCGGCACGACCACGGTGTGGTGCAGGGCGGTCGCGGCCTCGCGGGCGCCGAAGAGGAGGATGCACACCATCACCACCGGAAACCCGAACTCCCGGGCGATGCGGATGCCGACGTCGATCGCGTCACTCGTCTGTTGCGTCACCTGTTCTCCTCCCACCATTTCCTGACCAACGCCTCTACGATTGCCCCGATGGCCCACCACACGAGCATGGTCATGAACGCGAACCCGGCCCGCTGGGCGTACTCGTCGCGGACGCGGCCTTCCCAGAGCCGCCGCATGGCTGCCCGGTTGTTCGCCGTCGCCGCAGTCCCGCCCGTGGGCGACATCGCGGCGGCTGTCGCGACGATCTCGTCGCACCGCTCGCGGCCGAGCATCGCCCGGCGGATCGGATGGCGGGCCAGCTCGGCCCAGACGTAGTCGGCGTCGGTCATCGCTCGCACCTCCCGCCCTTGCAGGCGGCCGCCACCGGCTGGCCCAGCATCCGCCGGATCTCGGACACGTGGCTGCCGCATGTGAGCCCACCGGTCGAGCCCCACAGCACCGCGACCACCTCGCCGCTGGCATTGAAGATCGGGCCGCCCGAGTCGCCCTGCCGGGCGGCGGCACGGACCTCGAGCATGTGCTGCGGATGCCGGCCCGTTGGGCCGAGGAACTGGGTCACCTCTCCGCTCGCCTCCCGGTAGGTGAACGGCACCGGCCCGTAGCCGGCGAGCGTGAGCCGGTCGCCGACGGCCGGTGGCCGGGCCGCGATCGGCACCGGGGCGGCGGCGGGGGCCGCGGCCGAGAGGACCGCCAGGTCCCAGGCGTCATCCCACGCCACCACGCGGGCCGGGCCGCTCGTCCCGTCGGGCCAGCGGATCGTGATGGCGTCCCGGTTGCCGCGGATGACGTGCCAGGCGGTGAGCACCTTCGCCCGGCCGTCGCGGGCCTCGACGAGCACTCCGGTCCCGCAGTCGCGGGACGGGCCGGCACCGCACTCGATCCGGCAGACGGCGGGCCGGGGGCCGGGGGCGGCGGCCACCGTTGGAGCCGAGGGCGGCGGGTCCGGCAGTTCGCCGGCACCCTCGCACACCGGGCAGGCGAACCGCACCGGGCCAGGTCCGACGACGCGGTCGCCGTGGCAGTTGCCGCACGGGGCGGCCGCGGCGGTCGCGGCCAGGAGGAGCGTGAGGAGGATGGATCGCATGGTCACCCGGCGGGCCGGCTCCAGTCGTCGGGGAGAGTCACGGACGCCACGGCGAACGATCCCTGCCAGGCGGATCGAGCGGTCCGCTCGGAGTCGTATCGGACGATGTCATATGAGTCGGGATATGCCATGAGCCGCTGGTCGGGTATCCACCGCGCCCACGGCACCGCGTGCCCGTTGCGGCCCACGCTCACGACCATGCCGTGTAGGACCAGGCACACGGCCTGCTCGTAGGACTCAGGGAAGATCACCTCGAGCGGCCGGAAGTGCCGGGCCGTCAACTCCCACCCGGCCGGGAACCGCGAGACCGGCGTCCACGGGCCGCGGGCCTGGTTGAATCCGCCCCGGCCGGTCGTGCCGTGGAGGGCGTGTTTGAACTGGTAGTCGTAGGGCTGCACCGTCTCGGGCAGCATCCCGCGGCGGACGGCGATCTCCAGGACTGCCCGGACGTTCGCCCCGCCCCACTGCCGAGGGTTGGCCTCGGAGTAGACGCTCAAAGGCGACAGCCAGACGGAGCCGAAGTCGCGAGACTCGGGGTATCTGAAATCCTTTCGCGGCCCGCCGTAGTTCACGCCACGCGCCCGGTTGCGCGCGGCTTCCACGTTCACGCGGAGCGAGTGGCACGTACATTCGTGGGTCGGGTCTTGATTCGTGAACCGATCGACGTAGTGCATCCCCCACGCCCCGGCCGCGTCGTTCTCGCGTGCCTTCTCGACCCACTCGCGCGGCTCGATCCACAGGGCTGCCGGGAACTCCCGCGAGGCGGATCCGCAGGCGTCGCGGAGGGCGTCGGGCGTGTCCTCCGCGGCCAGCTCGGCGGGGTAGCCGTCGTGCTCGTGCGGCAGAACGACGTCGATCAGCTTCGGGTCGATCACGGCACCGCCTCCATAACCGCCGCCTCGCTCCCCGGCCGCGCCGTCACCCGGATCACCGTCCGGCCCGCGAGGGCGACGACCGCCGGGAGCCCCGCCTTGCGGGCGGCAGCCAGGGCGGAGCGATACTGCTCCGGCACGTCGCCGTCGCCGTCGGTCGTGTCATCCTCGAGCAGCGTGGCAACCACCCGCCGCTCGCGGTTGAGCCGGTTCACAGCCACGGTCACGTAGGCGGGCACGGCCCCGTAGTCCTTCTCATAGACGTAGACGGCGGCCGTGGCCGAGCCGGTCGTGTCCACGCGGCACCCCTCGACGCGCGGCAGCGTCAGCAGGAGAAGCCCGGCGGCGATGAAGGCGAGCGGCCTCACGGTGCCTTGGCCTCCGGCTTCAGCAGCTCGTGCGTCAGCTGCTCGCACACGGCCACGGCATCGGTGTGCCCCTTGTCGCGGAGCCGGGCCGCGAGGTCGATCACCAGGCGGAGGTCGTCCACCGGCGTCCTGGTTCGCCGGCCCAGCCGTCCGCGGAGCTGCTGCACACCCACGACCACGCCGTAGCCGACGAGGCCGGTGGAAATCACGATCTGGGCCAGGGTCACGTAGTTCACTTCGTATCCTCCATCTCCCCGGCCTTGTCGGCGATCCATCCCGCGAGGGCCGCGCCCTGCGGGGTCTTCAGCACGGCCGCGATGCGGGCCGCCAATTCGTCGTCGAGCCGATTGCCGGTCCGGCTCGCGAGCCACTCCAGGGCGTCGGCGATCGTGTCGGCCCGGCCGCCGTCATCCACGGCCGCCGATAGCCGCTTGGCGTAGCCGAGCAGGGGAGCCCACTCCACGAGCAGCTGGACGTTGCGGAGCATGTCAGCGCCTCACGAGCGGCAGCACTTGCTCCACGGCCCCCGCAGCCAGCGCCAGCACGAGCGCCCGCACGGCGGGCCGGGCGAGGATCCAGATCGGGTAGGCGACGCGCGGCACGGCCTTGTCGGCCACGGCATCGAACAGGCTCGCGACAGCCTCCATGGCGAGGGCCTTCTTCGCGGCACCGGTCAGGCCGTTGGCGACGTCGAGGCCCGCGACCACCAGCCGCAGCAGGGCGAGCATGAGGTCTCCGAACTCGGCCCACGTGAGGCCGTCGGCGGCGGCCGACTTGGACGCCTCGACGAACGCGCGGATCTTCGCGAGCAGGCCGCCGTCGAGGGTATCGGCGACGGCGACAGGGGCGTCGGAAATCATCTTGCGGCCTCCGTGGAACTGAGGGCGATCCGCATCCGGGCGGCGGCGGCCGCCGCGGCGGCCCGGGCACCCGCGAGCGTCGAGACCTTCACGCCGCGCGGGGCGGCTGGGGCCGGCTCGCCGACCCCCTCGGGGTAGTCGTCGACCCAGATGTCGACCGAAATGCCGGCGGCCGCTGCGGCCGACCGCTTCCGCTGGTCCGGCCCGACGAGCAGCACGCCGGCAAGTTCGTCGTGGAGATCCCCAAACGCGGTCCGCAGGGCGGCCCGGTTCTCCTCCGTGTCCTCGCGTCGCGTGATGCACACGACCCGGTTGCCGCGGGCCTGGGCATCGGCGACGAACGACCGCCACAGCCCGGGGGCCGCGGTGTACGTGTTGTCGAAGTCGAGGGAGATCGTGAGGCCCTCGGAACGGTGGGCCATCACGCTCCGGGCGTTCTTCCAGAGCGGCAGCGAGCGCGGCGCGGCCGAACTCTTTCCGTAGGCCGGGTTCGTGACTGCGGACACGTCATAGAGGCCAGACACACGCGTCACGGTCCTCGTGACATTGCCGCGGTCATCCTCCTCCCACACGTCTCCCTTTTGGTGGGCCGTGAACGCGAACGAGGCCGCCTTGATCGTGCGGTCGTCGACCATCATCACGAGGTCGCGGCCGTGGGTTGTCTGAAGTGGGGCGTGGAGATACTCCAGCCCCTTGTCTCCGCGACGCACTTCGAGGCGACCGTTTGACGTCCTGCCCGTGATCAGGTTGTTGTCGTGGTTGAACAGGAACGGTACGTCCCACTTGGACCGCAGCACGCCCGCACTGTCGAGCAGATCGTCGAACGACGTCGGCAGGAACCGCTCCTTGAATCCCCCAAGGTCCACGGACCACGAATCCCATGGCGGCGAGATGCCGCCAATCCGAGGAACGCTGTCGTCTCGCCGGTGAACCCGAAGGGCGTCCGGGTAGTCCTCGATCAGGAGATAGCGACGTTCGACTAGCGGTTCCATTTCATGCCCCCTGTTGCGAAGGTGCTGGCATCGCACCGGACACGATCTTCTTTGCGGCTTCGTAGCTCACGGTCGGGAACGCGGCCTGAATGAGGGCCACCGCCGACTCCTCGGTGAGCATTCCTTGGGAAACTTGCTGCAGGACGGCGACGAGCGCCGTGACCTGCGCGCCATTCAGGGCGGTCGACGACATGTCGAGCCCAGTGGCCGCGGCCGCGAGCGGGTCCGCCGATGGATCGACAGGCATCGAATCGCCGGCATCCGCCGGAGTTTGCACGGCCTCCCCCGACTTCTGGGCCTGGTTCGCCGCCATCTCCAGCGTCGAGAAGCCCAGCTGCAGGAACGTCTTGTCGGCCTCCGGCTCCTCGAGCAGCGGGAAGTCTTCGAGCTCGCGGATCTCGTTCGGCGTGATCGCCGACATGGAGAACAGCGCCCGGTACAGGTTCGCCCGGGCGACCGAATCGCCGCGGAGCAGCGCCCGGTTGTCGAGCTGGAAGAACGTGCCCTCGCCGTAGGTGTCGGCCAGCCAGAGGTTGATCGCACCCTCGAACCGCTTCTGCCACGGCAGCAGGCACCACACCTGGGCCTGGAGGTTGTCGGCCTCGGGCGAGCCGTACCGCTGTGCCTTCGCGTCCCCGACGAGCGACGCCGGGACGCCCCAGTGGCTGCACACCTCGGGCAGGATGGATTCGCGGAGCTGCTGGAACTGCGACTGCTCCATCGTGTTCGACTGCATCGGGACCAACTTGTGCCCCGGGATCATCACCGCCGGCGTGCCGCGGTTGTCCCCGCCGTACATCTCGCGGAACTCCGACCGGTAGCGGGCCATGGTTGTGTCATCCATCCGCTTGTCGGTCTCGATCACGAAGTCGGGCCGCGCCCCCTTCTTCCAGAGCGTGAGGGCTGCGCCGTCGAGCTCCCGGGCGATCGTGATCGCCGTCGCGAGCGTGTCCGTCGGGGGCGTGCCGGTGATCCCGGTGTCGCCCAGCCAGCGGAAGTGCAGAACCTCACTCTGCTGGAGCGGCATCCACTTCCCCCGCTCGTCGAACCACTCGTAGGCGAGCGAGTAGTCGGCGAGCTGCTTCGTCCGCATCCGCCGCGGGTGGAGCGGGATCAGATGCGTCATCGCCCCGCGGTTGCCCGCCACGATCCGGGCGAAGCCACCGCCGTGGAGGGCGGTCCAAAACGCTTGGAGCGTCCAGAAGTCGAACGGGCTCTGCCACGGGTTCGGCCGTACCCGCAGGGCGTGGACCGCCTGCCGGTAGACGCTCGCGGCCGGATCGCCGAAGCCTTGGACCGCATCGAGCGTTTTGCCCGCCAGCCGCACCTTCAGCCGGGGCGACATGCACCCGATCGACTGGGCGATGAATCGGCAGACGGAGAAGACGCTCGACACCCGGACGGCGAGCTCGGGGTGGACCCGCCGCTGCGAGACGGAGCCCCAGGCGAGCGGGTCAAGGAGCGTGCTGTCCGCGATCGTGGCGCGCGTGGATGCCCGGGACCGCCGCGAGGCGGGCCGCTTCGTCGACGGATTCGGCGGCGACCGCCTGGGCTTGGCGCGTGGCATGGCGGCCATCGTTCCAAACCGTCACCGACTTGACATATAGCCGCGTCACCAGAGCGGCTGCAGGAGCGGGCCGTCGTAGGGCCGGTCCGCGAGGTCGTCGGCCTTCTCGATCGCCATCGCGAACGCGTTGGAGGCGGCCGACAGGCCGTCGATCTTCTCGGTGCTCTTGGCCTTGTCTGGCTTGATCATGCCCGTCGTGTCCGTGTAGACGAGGCAGTGGTTCGCGTTCCAGAGCAGGATCGGGCTCTCGTATCGGAACTTCCCCTCGACCACCAGGCCCTCGAGCATCTTGCAAGGGGCGTTGAGACGCGCCGTCGACTGAGCCACCGCCTTCACCTCGACGTTCTCGCGTTGGAGGAACGTCGCGAGCGGGCCGACCTGCCAGGGGTCGGCCCCGACCTGGAGGATCTGGTGGTCCTTCCCGAACGCCAGGATGTCGCGGGCCACGTGCTCGTGGTCGAGCCGCGCCCCCGGCGTCACGGTGAGCCAGCCCTCGCGGATCCAGGTCGAGTAGGGGATGCGGTCCTTCCGCTCCCGCTCGGCCACCGTCTCCTCCGGCACCCAGTACCGCATCACGGCGTCATACGATCCGTCGGCGGCCTGGAACAGGAAGCAGGCCGCCGTCATGTCGAGGTTCGACGCCAGGTCGACGCCGACCACACACGGCCGGCCGGCGAGGGCCTCGGGCGGGGGCCGGCGGCAGTTGGCGAACGCGTCCCCCTTGAACCACTGCTCGTCTCGGCCGTCGGCCCAGACGTTGAGCGAATACCGCAGCCACCGCGAGAACTTCCGCGGATCGGTGGTCGCGTCCTGGTAGTCGGCCGCGAACTCCTCCTCGGAGAACGTGATCCCCATCGACGGGTTCGCCTTCCGCCACACCGCCGGGTCGGAGAAGTCATCCTTCGGATCGGCGGCGTAGATCAGCCCGTAGAACGACGGGTTCGCGGCCGGGTCGCCGCCGTGCTCGCGGCTGACGAGCTGGGCGTCCTTCCACCACTGGTAGCCGACGCCGTTCTTGTTGTCGCCGGCCGTCGAGATCGCGAGGACGAGGCCGTTGGGCGTTGCGCGCGTGGCGTAGGTCAATGCGCTGACGAGATCGTCGGAGCGGTGGGCGTGGATCTCGTCGATGATCACGGAGCCGTTCAGGCCTTCGTTCCGCCAGGCGTCGGCCGACAGGCAGCGGAGGACGTTGCCGTGCTCGCGGTTCCGGATGATGCTCTTGGAGTCGACCACCTCCAGCCGCTTCGACAGGATCGGCGACGCCTCGACCGATCGCTTCAGCATCCGGTAGATGATGCGGGCCTGCTCGCGGTCCACGGCCGCCGGGTAGACGTCGGCAAGGGGGAAGTGGGCCGTCAGGAGGTACTCGGCCAGGGCGGCCATGAGGAACGACTTCCCCTGTTTCTTCGGGCAGAAGATCCCGGCCCGCCGGTAGCGGAGCCGGCCGTCCGGCCGCTTCCACCCGAAGATCGGCATCACGACACGGTCGCGCTGCCAGTCGATCAGCCGCATCGGCTGGGTCGGTCCGCCGGTCGGGGACGGCACCCGGCAGAACTGCTCGATGAACCGGACGGGCCGTTCGGCGGCCTCGATGTCGAACGTGAACCCGGGGCAGGCCTCGGGCCGCTCGTCACCCGGTGAACTCTCGGAGGGCCGCTTCGTCGGAGTCTTGCTCATCGTCGTTTTTCACCGTTGGCAGGCGGGCTTCGTCCGCTGCGGTCAGGCCGAACTTCGCCGCCAGTATGACGAAGTCACGGCGCGAGTCACGGAGCAGCTTCGCCACTGGCGAGACCGCCTGCCCCTTGTCCGTGGCGGTGATCCAGCCCTCGCGGTCGATCTGCTCGGCGAGCCCGCGGATGTCGGCATGGAGATGGCAGAGCTGGGCGAAGACCTCGGCGTGGACCTGGCGGAGCCGGCCCTCGGCCGCGAGCGTCGGGGCGTGCATCTCCCAGAAGGCGGACGCCAGCGGACGGGCCTGGACGTGGGCCGGCGGGGCGACGGCCTCGGGAGTGATCACGCGTGGCGTGTAGGTGTTGTCGCCAGACAGCGAACGCTTGGACCCCTTTTGCGGCAGCGGCCCTCTGTTGCCCATCTTCAAGCCTCGCGATTTTTTGAAAACCCGGGAAAAACTCGCGCAGAGCCAGCCTGGGGCTCTGGGGCGAAGGGTCGATTTTTGGCGCGACCCACCCCGGTTGACGCGGTTTGCGCCATGTTTTTCGCTGTCTTTCGCATCACAACACGCCCTTCCTTCGCTGCTCCGCCCTCGTCTTCCGCCCGTGGCACGACTCGCACAGCGTCTGAAGGTTGCCCTCGTCATCGGTCCCACCATCCTCGAGGGGCAGGATGTGATCGACATGGGCAGCAGGCCCATAGCACACGCGAGAGCAGCTGCGGCACCGGTAAGAATCTCGCACGAGGATTTCTTTCCGCAGGGCACGCCAGTCCTTCGACGTGTAGTGCGCTCGCTCCTTCGTAGGCTGGGCCTTCAGGTGGACAGGCGGCCTCCATCGCTCGATCCGTGCTGGCATGGTCGTGGCCTAGAGGATGGCAGGGATGAGGTCGGTGTTTCGCTTTATAGGCGTGAGGTCTGACCCCTTGGCCGCTCCATAGCTGGCGAGCGCCTGCTGTATCCCAGCCCCACCGTCTGCCGTCACGACGGTCGAGGCCGCGGACTGAATCAGGAGGGTCTGGACTCCTGCTGAGTAGGCGATCGGGTCTCCTCCTGGTCCGCCGACGAGGTTTCCGCCGGCGACTCGGGCGATGTAGTTGCCGGATGCAAAACGAAGCTGCCAGTTCCCCAGTAGCTCGACGGTGAGACCGACTTGGACGCCTTGCCCGAGGGCAACGAGTCCCGATCCTCTGGCGATCCGCTCATAGATCACGCCCTCCTCGCTCGCCTGGGCGAGCTTGCACGCGAGGTACAGGTCGGCGCAGTCCACGTCCGAGACGCCTGGGGCGACGTCGATGACCGACGCGGCGAAATCGAACGTGTAGGAGCCGGATTGAAACGGCATGGATCACACATCGGAGTTACGCGAGGCATTGACCGAGGCACCGGCAGACGTCACCGACAGGAGCGTGCTGAACGGGATGATAGGCGACACGCCCGAGCCGTTCCGCACGTCCACGCGGGCCGAGAAGTTCGCGCTGTAGATGAACGTGACGCTCTCGGATGCCGCCGACGCAACCCGGTCGACGTAGGGCACGAACACGTCGTCGGCCGTGACGATGTTGCCCGCCAGGGCAGGGGACAGGCCCGAGAACGTCTTCGTGCCCGCGTTGAACGCGGAGTAGGTGTACCGCAGGCCCTTGATGCGGATCACGCCGCTCGACGGCGTGTCGGTCTTGATCGACTCGACCACCGTGAGGGCCGTGGCCCCGGCCGAGGCCGCCACCGGCGTGTATTCGTCCCGGAGGATGCCGCCGCTGCCGTCCTCGCGGGCCACGAGCACCCGGTCACCGGAGACGAGGTTGCCGACCGTGATGCCGATGAGCGTCGGCGGGGTCTGGGTCGTGCCGTCGTGGGCCACGAGCTGGTAGCGGGTGCTCTCGCCCGGCAGGACGCCCGTCACGAACCAGCCCCGCGCGGCGAATAGGGTACAGCCGGCGAAAGTGCCGAACGGTGCCGCCGGAATCTCGGTGTAGGCCGAGTTGAGGACGCGGTACCGCCAGCCGGGCACGCCGTTGAGCGTGGTGGTCGAGCCCTCCCGCGTGACGTACTGGAGGTACTGGTAGGCCTCCTGGAGCGTGCATCCGTTGGAGAGCGTGATCGTTCCCTTGTAGAGCTTGGCCCCGTTGCCGTTGCCGAGGTCTTGCGTTGTGTCGCCGAAGGTGATCGCGACCTTCGAGGAGAGGGCCGCGGCCTGGGCCTCGGTCAGCACGATGTTGGGGTCGATGGCGGTCGAAAGAGCTGCGTTGGACTCACCACCCGCCGAGAGATTCACGTCGAAGTGGCTGTAGGTCTGGCCCCACTTGCGGCTGAACGCGGTGACGTTGCCGCTGTCGATGAGCGAGCCGCCAGACCGCACCTTGACGAGAATCTGGACATGGCCGTCGGACCAGAACTTCGTCAACTTGTTGCCGTTCTGGACGACGTAGATCGGCGAGGCCGCGACGATGCCGCCGATCGTCTTCAGGCCGGAGAACTGGACGTTGCCGCCGTCCTGCTTGACCGAGCCGAAGTTGATGAATTGGGCGGCATCGTCGTCGAGGTTGAAGACGACCGAGCCGCTCGTGAGAAGATTCAGTCGCGACGCCACGGCAACGTCTCGCGGGCCGTCGAGCCGGGACGGGTTCGGGGCGAGGATGTCGACGAGGTCGTTGCCCGTTGCGGTCGCGTCGTCGGCCAGGTCTTGCAGCCAGGCGTGGAGCTCGAGCACGGAGTAGACCGTGGTGCCGCTCGTGTGCCGGATGTTGCCGAGTGCGGAAACGCTGAAGTCGTCTTGGATGGCCATGTCAATCTTGCTCCTGGAGTGCTGTCACGGTCGTAGTCGTGCCGGTCGAAACTGAGACTTGCGTCACCCACGGCCGGTAGCTGGTGCTGCCGCTGGCGTTGCGGACCTCGACACGCACCGCACCGCTGTAGGGAATGTCGAGCGTGAGCGTGCTACCGCTGGTCGAGTCCTGGGTGAGCAGTGCCCCGGTATCGACGCGGGTCACCTTCACGCGGCTATTCGCGGCCAGGTTGCTGACGGTGAGCAACGAACCCGGCAGCGGGTACAGGGTCTGCTGGTCGGTCACGTTCGTGACTGTGTCGATGCGGATGTAGGTCAGCAGATTCGACGTCGATGCCGTGTTCACCGTCGCGCGAACCCGGAGTTTCACGCCCGTGGCCGGGTTGATCGCGCCGACGCCTGCGAGATTCGCGCCCGTGAGGGCGAGCCAGGTGCCGTTCCATCCGCTGCCCGTGTCCCACTGAAATTGCAGCGTGTGGTTTGCGGCGTTGGTGCCGGTGATCGTCGGGGCCGAGTTTGCGAAGCCCGTCGCGCCCAGGCAGAAGTACGGCATCGTCCATATGATCTCGTCGCCCACGCGCGTCATGGCGACGCTACCAGCCGAGGTGAACCCCGAGCCGCTGCCGAGCGTGGCCGCGCATTGCCCAGCCGATGCGGTTGTGGGTTCGTTGCACGCGATCACGATCTGCCCGGTCGTCGCACCCGTCCATGCGTCGATCCAGTGCGTGCCGTAGACGGCCGACTGCCCGCTCGTTGTCGGTGTGCCACGACATCCACGAACGAGTGCATCATTCCCCGCGATTGCCAGGCTCGCGGTCGCATCGCCCCAGACGTTGTCAGCGGCGAAGCCCTGCACGGAGTTCGCGATGGACAGCATTGCCGACCGTGCGGCCGTCGTGTAGCACCGTCGCACCGTGAGCCTGACCGACGAGGTTGCACTGACGAGGCCCGCGCTCGGGTTGGCGGTGCCGTGCGAAAACGGAGACGAGACTGTGCCGATGTCCGTGATCACGGTGTCGTCGTTGCCAGAACCAACGGCGATGATGGAACCATGCGGATGGACGTTTTGCAGGCCGTCGAAAGGGCCGTATCCGGCGATGGTTATATTTCGCGATCCGTTTCCCAGACCGATGGCGTTAGTCAGGTCCGCCGTCTGCGTTGTGCCAATCGTGCGAGAGGCGTAGGTAAACCCTGACACCGTGAGGCGGGAACAGGTGCCAATCACAAGGCCGCCTCCGCCGACGGCTGAGCAGTTCGTGGCCGTGGAGTCGTTGACTCGCGTCAGGACGATGTTACTCAGCGTGGAACTCTGAGTGTTAGTCGTTGGGTTGCCAAAACAATCAGACCGCACATTTGTCAACGCGAAGTTCACCGCGTCTGCGATCGCGAAACAATTACTGTTCTGCGCGGTCACTCGCCGCACGGCCCGCACGTTCGTCAGCGTCCCGCCGCCGTAGCATCCGAAAATCGAAACGGGCGTAACGACTAGAGTGTCAACCAGGCCGATCCCCACATCGGTGAGCGTAATCGTCGTCCCAGTGTTTGCGAGAAATAGTGTCGAGGCGACGCCACTGGATGCGATGCTGACCGACAGGGAAGAGGAGGTCGAGACAAGCCAGTTACACGTGACCCTGTCCATCGCGACAGCCCCGGCGGATGTCGTGACGAATGAGTAGCGGCTGTTGATGGGGCTGGGCAGGATGTTCGCGCTGTAATTAGACGGCGAGCCGTTGGACATGATCACGTTTGGAATGCGGACGCGGCAGCCGGACGGCGGCTTCAGCCCGGCTGTGTTGCCGGTTCGTGAGGCGATCGTGATCACCCCTGTGGCCGCGTCGCACCCGAAATACTGCCCTCGCCTGTCGCCAGTTGCGACTGCGCCGCCGTTCGTTCCGCTCCACCTGTCGCCCGCACATAGCCAGATTTCGTATACGTTTGACGCAGGTGCCGTCTCGATCCAGATGGCCGGGCACATATCGGCCACCGGGAACTGAAACGTCTGGTCATCCGCGCCGTTCGTCGTGCCCAGTTCGTACCAATCGCCACTCGCAGAGAACGTCCCGAGTCGCGGAATGGTCAGACGCGATCCGTCGTTGCCGGTCGCCGAGCCTCGGCCGACCACGTGAATCCACGACCGCTTGCCTGGCCCGCTGGCCGTGATCGTCGCCCCGCCGGGGAGCGTGATCGTCTCGCCGTTAACGAAGTCGCCGGCCTTGCTCCGCAACTTGATCCATCCGGTCGCGGGCATCGCACCGCCAGCGGTCGCGGGCGTGAGCGAGCCCGTGGCCCAGACGCGGGTGAGTTCGCCGGTCGCCCCCGACGTGCCGCCCGTGACGCCGTTGCTGCCAAGGGCGGCCTGAGTCGGCACGTTGCCAGTGCTCGCCGAGAACGGCACCTCCCAGACCCGCGTGCCGTCGAGCAAGAACGACCCGCCGAGCGTCGCGGAAATCGTCACCGGGCCGAACACGGCGGCCTGCTGATTCCAGCGGACGTCGGCATCGACGGTCACCGACCCGCCGTTGATCGTCACGGTCTCGCCGTCGAGGAGGCCAGAGATCGAGGCCGAGTCATAGTTCAGCGTGGAGGTGACTGTCTGGTTGGCCATTACGCATACCCCACGCTCGTGAGGTCATCGCCCGAGTACGCGAACGTCTTCGTCAGCGCGATCCCGGCCGGCACCGCCCCAGACAGGACGATCGACGTCAGCCGGCCCGCGGCACGCTGGAGCGTCTTCACGACCGATCCGTTTGGCGTGGCGTAGGTGATCGCGGCCAGCTCGCCAGCGGCGTAGGCCAGCGTCGCGGGGAACGCCCGGAGATTCTTCGACACCGTCTCGAACGTCTCGGCCGCGGCATCGCCTGGGGTGGGCGTGGCCACCTCGATCACGACCGTCTCGCTCTGGTCGGCGATGGCGACGGCGACCATCTCGGCGATGGCCTGCACCTGCATGGCGACGGCCTCGACGGTCTCCGTGACCGCGATGTTTGCCTCGTCGCCGCTGTCGAGGACCGAGATCGCGACGTTCTCCGTCGTGCCTGCGACCGTCAGCCCAACGGCATCGCCGCCGGCGACCGTCAGCATGACGGTCTCCTGCGTGGTCTCCACGGCGATGTTGGGCATGTCGGTCATGGGCGGCTCACCTCCGGCCGGATGCGGAGCGTCCCGGCAACGTAGGTCCGCTTGCGGCCGTCCGGGTAGGTGAACTGGATGTCGAATCGGTAGACGCCGACCGTGTCGAAGGCCGCGAAGGCATCCAGGTCGAACACGCCGCCCGCAGCGTTGACGATCGTGATGCCGTTGCCGTTCGCCATCTCCCGCTCGACCGGGCCTGTCGTCTCGCCCCTGGCAAACCAGCACGCGATCGACACACCGGTCAGGTTCTCGGGCGACGTCACGCCGCTGACGGTCCGCGTCACGGTGAACCGTCGCCTCGACACGGTGTCGCCTGCGACGTGGTCGGGGAATGTGTAGGTGGCCGGCGTCATGTCGTCTCCTTCGCCCCCGCCTGCCACCGCGGCACGAACGGGCACAGGACGCACCGCCGTCCGCAGCAGCGGCCGGCGGCCAGGAGCACGGCGGCAGGGGTGGGGGTGTGGTCGAACGTGACGCGG